TCGCCGGGGTGTTTATGGGTATGCAGTACCTTACCGTTTGATGAGAGTTCACCGCCGGTGTGTTCAATGTTGCCGTGCATCGTCCCGCCCTTCTGCACTTCCAGCGTGCCGGTAATCAGCCTGTTGGTGCAGACCACTTCCGGTGTGTCCAGGGTGACGCGGGTTGATGCTTTCACAATGACCACCGGCACCGTGGCAGTAACAGAATCAGAAGCCGTCACGCTGGCCGTTTTAATTCCGCTTACCGTCAGTGCACTGGTTTCGGGTTCATACTCAATCACCGCCCCGTCAGGGAAACGGATATGCAGGGCATCCGCCGACGCAGACGGCGCGGGGTTATCGCCGGAATAAATCCCCGGCAGAACAAACGCCGTGTCAAGTTCACCGCCCACGGCCAGAATCAGCACCTGCTCCCCCACGGAAGGTGCCCACCATGTGCGCGAACGCCCGGCACGACAGGTCAGCCACTGAAGCCAGTCGGTGCACATGCCGCCGGTCTGCACACGGCAGCGACCGGCTTTAAGGTTGGTTTCGACGACAAGGCCGGTGCGGATCATGTTGCGCAGTGCGCGCGCGAGTTCCTGGATATTTGCGAGAGTGTTCATAACGGGAAGGATGCCGCCGGGTCATACCGGCGGCAATGTAACGATGAGGTGTCGGGAATGGCACAACTAACGGTCGAGGTGAGCCAGGATAATCTCTTCAATCATCTGCACATCCTCACCGGTAAAGCCGAGCAGAGGACGCGCCGGATAATCAATTTTCTTACCGTCTTTCCGGGTTTCTTCCGACAGACCGAACTGATGCACACTGGCTATTTTCGTTGATTTCCCGCCGTAAAACTCCATTGATGCCTGTTCAGGGCTGGCGCGGATATGCAAAAAACGACTGGTGATAAGTTTCGCAAACATTTTTCGCTTAACGCGACCGGTCTTTTTTCTGGCGCTCTGCTGCTGGCGTGGTGCGTAGGGTGTGCCGTCCGGGGCTTTCTGTGCCATCACCCGGCGCTGCTGACTCTGCCGCAGACGTTTCGCCAGTTCGGCGCTCAGTCGCCGACGCCCTGACGGTGACAGCGATTCAATAAGTCCGGTCAGCCGGTCTTCAAAACGCTTAAACTCATTCATCCCACTTGCTCACCAGTTCGCCATTGATATAAAGCTCCACCGGGCGGGTGACCGGCTCCGGCGGCGGAGGTTCCGGGATATTCTTCACATGCAGTGCGCCGTCCACCTCACTGACCAGCGTTCGCTCGGTCAGCATCAGGCTGATGCTGATATCAAAGCTGCTGTCATTGTTGATGTCTGCATAAAACGTGAAGCCCTTTTTCTGACCTGCGTCGGTGGTCATGATGTCGGGCTGATTTTCCCGCAGCCACGCCAGCACCGGCACGATGAGCAGGTCAAAATCACCGGTAAAGTCGGTCACAATCACATTGAGCGTGTAACGCTTTTCGAATGACAGCGACGTCGCCAGTGTGGAGGCAATACTCCCGTTATCCACGAATATCCGCAGCATCTCGGGACTGGTTTTCAGCACCATGACGGCATCAGTCAGCGCCCTGCGCAGGCTGTCGGGTTTGAGCATCGTTTACGTCCTGACAGTGTTTAATCATTTTTACCTGGCTGGCACAGCGTGCCAGCGCGTTCTCAAGCTGCCGGATATCAGCACTTAAATCGCCGTTCGTCTGCGGGTCACTGCCCGGCATCGGGCAAAGGCTCACTTTCGGGCAGGCGTTGTGGACAATCACTGGCGTCAGTGCAGGCGGGGCGCTGGTGCAACCGGCGCACAGCATCAGGCAGGTCAGCACCATACCAGCGGCGAAAATCTTCGTTTTCATTAAGTAACCTCGTGATGGTTTTCTCGCGCTGTGCTTCACGCTTCGCGGCGTTCTCCAGTTCCTGACGCAGTGCCACCTGCGCCAGCTCGTTTTTGTCTGCCCTGGTGAGGGCAACATGAAGCTGATTTTTCAGCATGGTGATGGTCGTCTGCTGTTCACTGGCGACGTTGTTCACCCTGTCCAGCGAGGCGCGCAGGCTGGCGTTTTCATGCTTCGCCAGAAACAGCCCCGCCACCGCCAGCGATAACAACACAACCATCACAATCATCAGCTTTGACATGGTTCCCGCCCCTCAAAACGCTGACGACAGGCCGTACGTATCAGCCGGAAGAACACCGACGCCACGAGGTAAATCAGCGCGGTAAAAATCCACCCGGCAGCGACCAGCGAGATAAACGTCGCCACCATCACCACCAGAGCCGCCGCCCGTCTGCGCCACGGCACCGGCTGCAAAAACAGCGACGTGACAATCTTCACGGCCAGCGATTCAGGCGGCAGCTCCCGCCCGTAGCGTTCCAGCACATACTCAGTGGCATACACGCCGACACCACCGGCAACCACACAGATAACCGTCGCAAGAATCGCCCAGGTGGCGACAAAACTGACGGCCACGCTCTGCGGGTAAATCAGGGACAGTGCCAGCATCAGCGCCAGCGACACGTTCAGCATCAGTGAAAGGGATAATTTCTTCATGGTGTTTACTCCGTTTAAGCCGGTACGCCGCCAGCGGTACGCCAGACGGTGACCAGTTTTTCCAGTGAATGCTCACGCTGACCGTAACCGGCACCCGGCAGGGACGCCCAGATATTGCGACAGCGTGAAATGGCGCGCTCAATGCGTCCCGCCCGGATGTCATCCAGCGCACCGCGTTCGCGGATCAACTGAATGGCGAGTCTGTCCTGTGACAACGGACTGAAATCCGGCAGGGCAAGCTGTTTGCGGTAATGCGGCCAGAACAGGTAAAGCTGCTGATAGCGACCGGAGGCCGTGGATTTTTCACCGCGACGGTTAAACACCTTCGCCGGTCGGCCATGCGCGAACGGGTGGTCACTGTAGTCGGTGAAAATTTCCGGCTTCCCGTCCAGTCCGGTGACTATCACGTCATAGCCCCGGTTTTTCGTCAGCGGATGATTCGCCGTCCCTTCGGACACGGCCAGCATGTCGAGAAAGGCGGCGATATTCTGGTGCGTGTTAATTACCGGCATTACGGTTTCCCCCTGCCCTTAAAGCGGCGCTGAATGGCAATCTCAATCACCTGATAACCGGCGATACCCAGCATGGAGCCGATGCCGCACACCGCAGGCAGTGACAGGTCAGGAAACTGCACCAGAACAACACCGGCAACCAGCGAGACAAAACCACCGAGCAACATGCGCCCGATAAACAGACGCGGGGTGATGGGTTCACCACCGGCAAGCACCTTGCCGACAACAATCAGCACCCCAATCATGAAAAGCGACAGGACGCTTTTTTCTTCTGCTGTCATGCGTTACTCCCACAGATTGACAGTTTCAGCCACGGGCGCGGTCTGAACGTCGGGCAGTTCGACGGCGGTGCCGTGCGGCAGCACCGCACCCAGTTCAGCCAGTCCCGGATTTGCGGCGAGCACGGTCTCAACCACGCCCTCAGTGCGCCCGTAATACCGGACACAAATGGCGTCGAGCGTGTCGCCCTGTAGCGCAAAGGTCTTCATCAGATTTGACTCACGATGCAGCGTGGCTTGTCCTGGATACGCGCCACCGCCCAGCGCATATCCCGCCACAGTTCATCGATGGTGCTGTCAATGCTGTCAGCCTTCTTGTCGCCTTTCGCACTGGCATCCACGCCGCGGTAACGCTCATAAAGCGACGCGGTCGCCATCGCACACACGGCGCGCTCGTAGTAAAAAACTTTGATGCTTTCACCGTCGATGTCGTCCGCCGGAACGTCCGCCAGACACGTAAAACCGGCAGCAATTTTCTGTTCGCGATACTCGTACAGCTCCGCATTTGTCTCCGCCATGCCTGACTTGATAGCCTCACGCAGACGGGCGGGGGCGACGGTCTGCTCAAGGCGCATACGTTCCCGGACGCGCTTCGGGTCGATATCGGGAAAAAAGAACGTGTTTTTAATCACCGGCTCGTCGCCTGCCGGTTGCGGGATGACCACCGTACCCTCACCGGACACGGGAGCCTCCTTTCGCGGAATAATCAGCGTCATCATGACTACCTCTGAAAAGTCGGGCGGTGGACGCCGGTACAGCGTCAGGTGATTCACCCTCACTGACCGGCGTGCCGCCCTGGCGCGGGGCGCATTCGGTTGTTAACTGGCTTTCTTTTTCGGGCGTCCACGTTTTGCCGGTGTCACGCTCCGGGTCTTATGCGGGGCGCGGGTGGCCGCTTTTGGCTGCGGCTCCGGCTTCGGTTTCAGCTCCCGCTCCAGTCGTTCAATCTCTTTTTTGACGCCTGCCTGACAGTCGAGCTGTGTCGCACGTTGCAGGTGCGCCAGCGCCCCTGCGGCATCACCAGCGTCACGCAGAAACAGACCGGTGATTTTGTGCAGCTTTGCGCGCACTTCATCAGGCATGTCTGCCGTGGCGGTAAGTTCAAGGGTGTCCGTCAGCAGGCGGGTATCCACAGACTCACCGGCAGCGTGAGCGCGCATGGCCGCGAGCGCCACCTCCTCGGTGAACATGTACGGCGGGGTGCGGCGGTGTTTACCCGGCATGGTCAGACCGTACTTCAGGGCATAACGGGCAATCTCCAGCGCACCGGCAATATCGCCGGTATCCAGACGCCACAGCATGACCGTCATCAGAATGTCATCCTGTGCACCTTTGCCCTGGTCCAGCACGCCGTTCACCCACGGCAACCAGAACGGCAGCAGTTCGCGTTTTTTCGCGGCCTTCAGCTCTTTTGAATAAATCGCTTTCAGTGTGCGCTGGTCTGCGGCGAGCTTAACCAGCATCTGCTCATAGACAGTTGCATGTCGCAGCGGGGCGGCTTCCCGCTGCGCGGTCATCGCTGCCGAGACCCGCATCATGTGGCGCTGTGTGGGACTCGTCATCGGTTACGCTCCCGACTCTGCGGTCGCTTTAGCCGGTGTGGAGAAATCACCGACCTTAATTTTTTCCACCAGACAACCGGCGGCGTAGTCTTCCACCACGTAATCAATGTTCATTGACTCGTAGTTCTCCACGCGGTCGAGTTTCGGGTTTTCCTCAATCACGCGGCGATGGCTGTCATCCATGTAGTAGATGGACAGGTTTTCCAGCTTCGTGATGAGCATCGCATCCGCCGGGAAGTACGGGACGCGTACCGCCGGCAGGTTACCGATGCGTTTCTGGCTGATGATGACGTCAGCGGCCAGCATTTCGCTGTTGTCCTGCTCCTTGTTGACGATGGGGAAATACTTGTCCGCCAGTAGCTGACGCCCCACAATCACCACAAGGTCAGGGTCTTCCTGATACCACGGCTCAATCAGGTTGTTGGTCGCATCCATCACCAGTGCATCGAGGCTGGCATAATCACCGCCCTTACCCACGCGGATGACCTCAGAGGTCGTGTGCCCTTCCTCGTCAGTGACCTTGCTCATCACGCGCGCCGGGGCTTCATTGCGGTATTTCTGCAGCCAGCCGACCGCCACATCCTGCAGCATCGGATTGCTGCTGCGGTCAGAGGTTTCGGCACGCTTCACGCCGTTAAAACCGGCCATGATGAAATCAAGGGACTGGCGTTTGATAATGGCGTTACGGATACGGAGCTGGAAATCCTGATAACGCGCCCACAGGTCAAGCGTTTTGTAGCGGATATAAAAATCGAAGTTAATCTGGTCGCATTCGTACTTGTTTGACGCCAGCTTCGAGAAGTCCTTCGGCTGACGCTCGGTGCCACCGGCGGTGTCGGTGGTGCTGGCGATGGAGCCGGTGACACCAATACCAATTTTTTCCCCTTTCATTTCGCTGACCGGCACAATGTTGATGCGGGTCAGAAAGTCAGAGGACTCCTGCATGGTGTTCATCAGGGTCTGGGTGACCGACGGTTCAACGGTGAATTTTTTCGACACATCACCGGCGTCGATGCCGTTCAGTTCGGCAACACGGGACAGGTAAGCATTAAATTTAAAGCGGGTTTCCTGGCGCATAGTTTTTCCTGAAATTAAGGGTTAATCGTGAAGGTTTTCCCGGACTGACTGACGCCGGTCAGCAGTTCGTCATCAGGGCGTCACCGCCACCGCCGGTGGCCTTGCTGCGGCGCTGTTGGGTCAGACTTTCGGTGTGGTCGAGACTGTTTTTCAGGCGGGTGAATGCCTGGCTGGTTTCATCCGCCCTGTCAGTCACCTCCTGCTTAAGTGCGGAAAAGGCGGTTTCCATCTCAGCGAGGCGCTGCTCAGTGGCACTCAGTTTTTCCTGCACATGTTCAGCAACAGCGGTCACCGCTTCATGCACGTCATTCAGACGGGCATCATCGCTGGCCTGTTTGCGGCCAAAAATGGATTTCACCTTTTCGGTCAGGGCGGTGAACACGGTTTCAGGCAGGTCTTCAAATTCCAGCTCAACAGGCGTTGCCACTGAAATCAGGTTTTCAGGGCTTAATTTGAAGCGGTTCAGGGGGTTGTGTTTTGCCGTGCGGCAGAATTCCAGGTATTCCGTGCCGAGGCTTGCCGGGTCATCGGTGACGGCCAGCCCCACCAGATAACATTTGCCGGTGTTGGCAAAGTTCGGCTGAATTTCCATTGAGGTGTAGACCTTCTGCGCGGCCTTGTTCATCGCGATAAGGTCATCGGTCGGGGTGATTTTCGCAAACAGCGCCCATTTGCCTTTCAGCGCCGAATCATCGTCAATCTTTTCGGCCTTCAGTTCGGCCACATCGCCATAACGCTTAAAAATACCGTCAGGCAGGATGCCGCGCAGATGTTCCAGGTTAATGCGGCAACCATAGACTCGCGGGTCAAAGGTTTCGGCCATTTCCTGAATATCCTGCGCACTGATGACACGCCCGTCACAGGTGTCACCCTCAACGCCGATACGAAAGAATTTTGAGACTTTTTTTGCCATTGTCAGGAGTCCTGAATAGTGATTAGAGGAGTCACATGTCGGCATCAGTTTCCCGACGATGCGCATCCTCCGCCATCAGTCCCGGATGGCTTATCACTGGCACAACAGCACCTTAGCGAATCGCGGGGCGCGACTCAGTAGCCTTGCCATGGATTCATCACGGCGAGGTATTCATGACCATCACCACAGACACCACTCTTTTACACGACCCGCGTCGTCAGGCGGCGCTGCTGTACTGGCAGGGGTTTTCCGTGCCGCAGATTGCCGCCATGTTGCAGATGAAACGCCCGACGGTGCAGAGCTGGAAACAGCGCGACGGCTGGGACAGCGTTGCCCCCATCAGCCGTGTCGAAATGAGTCTGGAAGCGCGGCTGACCCAGCTCATCATCAAACCGCAGAAAACCGGCGGTGACTTCAAGGAAATTGACCTGCTCGGACGCCAGATTGAACGACTGGCACGGGTCAACCGTTACAGTCAGACCGGCAACGAGGCAGACCTTAATCCGAACGTCGCTAACCGCAACAAAGGCGGGCGTCGCAAACCGAAAAAGAATTTTTTCAGTGACGAGGCCATCGAAAAGCTGGAGCAGATTTTCTTTGAGCAGTCTTTCGAATATCAGTTGCACTGGTATCGCGCCGGGCTTGAGCACCGCATCCGCGATATCCTGAAATCCCGCCAGATTGGCGCGACGTTTTATTTTTCCCGCGAGGCGCTGCTGCGCGCCCTGAAAACCGGTCATAACCAGATTTTTCTGTCGGCCAGTAAAACGCAGGCGTATGTGTTCCGTGAATACATCATCGCCTTTGCCCGGCTGGTTGACGTTGACCTGACCGGTGACCCGATTGTCCTGGGCAATAACGGCGCAAAACTGATTTTTCTCGGCACCAACTCCAACACCGCACAGAGCCATAACGGCGACCTGTACGTCGACGAGATTTTCTGGATCCCGAATTTTCAGGTACTGCGTAAGGTGGCATCAGGTATGGCCTCACAGAGTCACCTGCGCTCGACCTATTTCTCCACCCCGTCCACGCTGGCGCACGACGCCTATCCGTTCTGGTCCGGTGAACTGTTTAACCGGGGACGCGCCAGCGCCGCCGAACGCGTGGAAATCGACGTCAGTCATAACGCCCTTGCCGGAGGTCTTCTCTGTGCGGACGGCCAGTGGCGGCAGATTGTCACCATTGAGGACGCCCTGAAAGGTGGCTGCACATTGTTCGACATTGAGCAGCTTAAACGCGAAAACAGCGCCGACGATTTTAAAAACCTGTTCATGTGTGAATTTGTTGACGACAAGGCGTCGGTATTCCCGTTCGAGGAGCTGCAACGCTGCATGGTCGACACGCTGGAAGAATGGGAAGACTATGCGCCGTTTGCCGCAAATCCGTTCGGCTCCCGACCGGTATGGATTGGTTACGACCCGTCACACCGTGGCGACAGCGCCGGATGCGTGGTACTGGCACCGCCGGTGGTGGCCGGTGGCAAATTCAGAATACTTGAGCGTCACCAGTGGAAAGGCATGGACTTTGCCACTCAGGCTGAATCCATCCGCAAACTCACCGAAAAATACAACGTCGAATACATCGGAATTGATGCCACCGGCCTCGGTGTCGGCGTGTTCCAGCTCGTGCGCTCGTTCTATCCCGCCGCGCGCGATATCCGCTACACGCCGGAAATGAAAACCGCAATGGTGCTCAAGGCCAAAGACGTTATCCGCCGTGGCTGTCTGGAATATGACGTCAGCGCCACCGACATCACCAGCTCCTTTATGGCTATCCGCAAGACCATGACCAGCAGCGGACGCAGCGCCACCTATGAGGCCAGCCGCAGCGAGGAAGCCAGCCACGCCGACCTCGCCTGGGCGACCATGCACGCTCTGTTAAATGAGCCACTCACCGCCGGTATCAGCACCCCGCTGACATCCACCATTCTGGAGTTTTACTGATGAGCAAGAAAAAAGGGAAAACACCGCAACCTGCGGCAAAAACAATGACCGCCAGCGCCCCGAAAATGGAGGCATTCACCTTTGGCGAGCCGGTGCCGGTACTCGACCGCCGTGACATTCTGGATTACGTCGAATGCATCAGTAACGGCAGATGGTATGATCCGCCGGTCAGCTTTACCGGTCTGGCAAAAAGCCTGCGCGCCGCCGTGCATCACAGCTCACCGATTTACGTCAAACGTAATATTCTGGCTTCAACGTTTATCCCGCACCCGTGGCTTTCCCAGCAGGATTTCAGCCGTTTTGTGCTGGATTTTCTGGTGTTCGGTAATGCGTTTCTGGAAAAGCGTTACAGCACCACCGGTAAGGTCATCAGACTGGAAACCTCACCGGCCAAATATACCCGTCGTGGCGTGGAGGAGGATGTTTACTGGTGGGTGCCAACCTTCAACGAGCCGACAGCCTTCGCGCCAGGCTCCGTGTTTCACCTGCTGGAGCCGGATATTAATCAGGAGCTGTACGGCCTGCCGGAATATCTCAGCGCCCTTAACTCTGCCTGGCTGAATGAGTCGGCCACGCTGTTCCGCCGCAAGTATTACGAAAACGGCGCACATGCCGGATACATCATGTACGTCACCGATGCCGTGCAGGATCGCAACGATATCGAAATGCTTCGCGAAAACATGGTTAAGTCGAAAGGCCGCAACAACTTTAAAAACCTGTTTCTCTATGCCCCGCAGGGGAAAGCCGACGGCATTAAAATTATCCCGCTCAGTGAAGTGGCAACGAAGGACGATTTTTTTAATATCAAAAAAGCCAGCGCCGCTGACCTGCTGGACGCGCACCGCATCCCCTTTCAGTTGATGGGAGGCAAGCCGGAGAACGTCGGGTCGCTGGGTGATATTGAGAAAGTGGCAAAGGTCTTTGTCCGCAATGAGCTTATCCCGCTACAGGACAGGATCCGCGAGATAAACGGCTGGCTCGGTCAGGAGGTCATCCGCTTTAAAAACTACTCACTGGACACTGACAACGGCTGAACATCGCCGCCTGCGGGCGGCTTTTTTACGCCCCCGTCATCACGCCCTCACACGCTCATCACCGCACAAAAAATCCCGCAGACACACCAACGCCCAGCAGGCCAAGTAAACGCCTTCACGACGCGCTCAGACGCTGAAAAAATAAAATCAGCACCACCGCCAGCGCGCAGTGCTTTCCCCGCCTCGCCCGCCCGCTTCACGGGGCGGTTTTAATGCAGTTGCATAGATACTATGGATCCGCACCAGTCCTGACCGCACGCAGCCTGAACGGACATCCCCAACGCATGCAAAAACATTCACTTGTTGCATGCATAGCTTTTTAAGTACGCCATACCGCAACTGTACATTTTTAAGCAATTGGCAACTTTAAAAAATTTACATTGCTTTCAAGACCTTATCATCCGTAGTCTCTGTTTTTTACTTTGAGCTACATCAATAAAATCTCAAACATGTTTAATGCAAAGCCCTTGTTACACAACATAGAATGTATGTCTAGAAACAACGACATACTATATGTTGTGTTTTTCCGGCTCTCTGTTCGGTGATATGCCAAATCACTTTGCGTTTAAACAGAGCATTATTTCAGGGCAAGACTTCGCTCAAAAGTCATTCCACCTAAGAAGCGCATATACCGGTGGAAGTTGCCCTCTACTTACAGGAGGCAATATGAAGAAATGCTATTACTGCATTCTCGTTCTGGCCCTCTTTGGCTATCCAAACGGTAGTCCGAGTGGTTTGTCAGTAAACGTCAGTAATATCAATGTCAGCATTATGCTTTAATATGCTTCAAACAAAAAAACCACCTGCCAGGGTGGTTTTTTTGCGCCCATCATCAATACGATGAAAGACTGACAAGACTTCGCTCAAGACGAATTATGCGTCGACATAAGGTTACCCGCAATGATTTTATTAGACTAAATGGATGGCCTTTTATGACCAGGATCAAACGGCTGTCCTTACCGACATGCTAGTCACTCAATAGCATTTAGCCTTCTAATTCAGCATGCTATTGACCTTCTGCTGCCCCATAACTGCTCCGCATAAGCCATTCAATGCCATACCAAATCACGTTGTGTTTTTACTCAAATGGGTAACGAGAACCCCGGCCACTCATCAGCAACCGGATACGTGAATTTTTTCCCGTCATAATTTACGGTCGCGCCACGCGCCAGCGCCTCAAGCTCCCATCGTTGCGGCCTGATACCGTTCTGAGCGAGGTCAACGCGGATACGGGTAATTTGCAATCGTTCCGACCGGGTCAGTCTGGCCGACGGTGCTATTTCATGTGGTTTTAACGGGCTTCCGTTTCTTTGCTGACGATTTGGTGTTTTCAGGCCGTGTTTTAATGCATCCCTGAGCGTCCTCACGACCTCCGGGTCACTCCATTCGATGACACCGTCATCAACCAGATTAAGCACTGCTACGGCGTGCTCAGAGGGTGTGGGAGCCGGTAACGAAGTATCACCACCAGTGAGCTTTCCACAGTTATTGACAGGACTCCGAGGCGCGGCGATGCCGCTTTTTAAAGTCAAAGGCTCAACGACCGGAACTTTCGGCACAATGCGCCAGTCCGTCGTTCTGGTGATATGAATATGACGCGCGCCGAGATGCGGCGCGTAAATGCCGACCACTCTCTCGACTTCTTCCTCGTACTCGTTAACGTCATCCGACAGACTACGGGCGACCCTGACAGTCTGACAATCGCGCGGGACATTTGCCCCGCCCTGCGCGCTGATATACAGCGCAAAATCACCACTGTCTGCGGCGGCGCGTGCAGCCTCGACGCGCTCGTCAAACTCATCAGCAATGCTGACGCCGCGAGGCAATTTGCGTAGTTCACGGTAAGCCCCCATTGTCGGCAGGCCAACCGTTTTAAATTGCGGAATGCGCCACGTTGACGCCCATGCGGTAACAGCCGCTGCAGTGTCTTTCAGCGGCCTGCCGGTGTCGTTATCGAGCTGACCATCCAGTGCATAGCCGTCGATGTTTTTTGAAATGTATTTCGCGATATATCCCGCAGCACCGCCCCGGTTAAGGTGTTTTGCCTGAAAACGGTTTCGCGCGGCTCCTCTTTCGTCGCCATCCTCTTTGAGCGCATAGCGACGCATGATTTCGATAATCTGGTTACGCTGGCGTGGATGACAAAAAAGCATCATATGCCAGTGCGGCGTTCCGTCGTGGTGTGGCTCGACGACTCGCAAACCGTAGACCTGTAAATCATTATCCTTGAATGCCGTGCGCATCAGGCTCCAGATACGGCAGAGATAACGCTGCGCATCCTTTGGATTAAATGCCTCATCGTTCCAGCCGTGATTAAGCTGAACGGTTTTACTTTCGCCTTTTCCGACCTGACGTGTCGGGTGATACTTTGACGGCGCGGTCAGCGTGATAAACATCCCCACATCACCCTCTGCGGCGGCGTAACGCTCAATACCGGCAATGGTGTTCATCAGCTCCATCCGGCGAATTTCAGGATTAGAAATACTGCCCATCACCTTACTGATAAGGTCGATGCGCTCGCCTGTTTCCCTGTTTTCAAGGTCACACGATTTAAGAAATTCCAGATTTGCCTGGCGGCGCGCACGCACATCACGAATGGCATGTTTACTGGCATAAGGAGAACGGTCTTTATTGACCTCCCCGACAGCAATCAGTAACGCCTCATGCCAGCGTATACGCTGGCCTTTAAGCTGATGAGTCCACCACTCATCGTTAAACAGGCGGGCAATGGCAGAATATGCCTGCCTCGTGGTCATCTGCCCTTTACGGTATTTTTTCCAGTAAAGCGGGGAAATATTGAAAGCACGTGCAGCGCCAGCAACATGACCATAGAGGTGAGCCTGCGCCTCATCCGTAAACAGCGATTCTTTTTCGCCATGTGCATCAACCCAGGCATCGCAGAGTTCCTCATACATCATGAAAAGCTGCGATGAGATACGGGCAGCAAACTTTTTCAGCTCCTTGTCATTCATCCCCGGCAGGCGCGCATACTGGTCGCGCTCTGCCAGAAACAGCAACGACGCGTCGGTGTTCATTTCATGGCGCTGATTCACACGCTCAATGCGCGGCCATAAACGACGCTGAAAAGTGGATGTGAGGAAATAAAACCCGTGCACCGGGCTTTTATTGCGCCGGATGTAGTCATAGCGTGAAGTAAACAGCGAGCGCAAAAAGTAAGGCAGGCGGTTAATCGTGGATAAAACCCCTTGCACCTGACGCATCTCGTCACGTGTAAGGGGGCTTTCGCGCCCGACAGCCTCGCGTGGCGCGTTCCATGCATAAGCACCGGTAAACGCCTTACCGGTGCCTGCGGCAAATGCTGACGGAGGGACAAAACGCCCGGAGGCTTTAACGGCCATATGAGCCAAAAGCCTCTGAACAACGCCTGCTGAGTTGCTCAACCTGCGCGTTTAAATCAGCAAAAGACTTTGCGCTTCCGGTCAGAATATCGTGATGCATCAGGCCGGAAACGAGCTGGCTTAATTTCGGATAATAACCAACCACCGCCAGCCATTCCTGACCGGCGTTTTTACCGCTTTCCGCTCTCTTTTTCTCGTGGAGAATAAACTGAAAGCTGTCACTGGTAACGACATAACGTTCGCCAATTTCAATACGAATACTCATGCCGTTCTCCGGTAATGTTTGTTTTTTGCTTCAAAGACTGACTGGCAGGAAACACAACGCGTGGCTGACGGATAAGCCGCACGACGGGCAGCAGGTATTGGCGCGTCACACTCTTCGCAAACCAGCGCAGAAGCACCGCAATGTTTTACCCTTGCCGCGTTAATCTGACGCTCCAGTAATTCAGCCTGTTGTTCCTGAATAAAATCTACGTTGTCCGGCATTACCAGCTCCTTTTGTCGTTAAGTTTTTTAAATTCATCAGCGCAATAGCTGGCAATTTCTGTCGTTAATTTCGTCAGTTCATCCACGGAGGAGATTTGCTTGTGAAATACAGCGCGTTTAACAAGTAAATTGACCACATCAGACAGGAGGTTTAATTCATTCTGATAAATCGCGATAACAGATTCAGTGATGTCGCGTTTTTCTTTATCAAGACAAAGTTGAATAAGAGACAAATCGCCATTTTTCATAACGGCGATTTTTAAGGCGTTATTCAGTAATACAACTGAATGAGAACAGGACATCAAAGCACCTCCCCGCGAGACAATCCGATATTGTGAAATTTTTCCGACTCCTGACTGAGCAGCTCGACTATCTCCACGCGGGATAACTCCGCCTTTGTGATGTGGCGAATCATGGTGTCAAGATGAGAAGAAAAGCGCGTCGCAGCGTCAGCCTGTGCTTCGGTTCTGGCCTGTTGCAGCAGTAATGCGTATTTACCGCACTGATTTTCAGAAACTGTATGCATGACTTTCTCCAGGCAAAAAGAAGCCCCGCACGATTAAGTGCGTTAAAAACTCTGGTTAATTATTTAATGCAGATATTGCTCTGGTTTTACCGACGTCAGAATTGTCGGTGCATACTCAAACAGGCTGAATAATTCACGTAATGCACGGAATAAAGCATCACGCCAGTAACATGATTCTTCATTAATTCGCCAGTATGGCTGGTTGAATTCTTTTTCAGTCAATCCGGCATGCATAAATAAAGTACGACGCTGACTGACTGTTAAAAAACTAATATATGCATACTCACTTGCGCCAACCTGACGGCGTTTTGAGAATGCCCCACGCAATTCATCAATTGCACAAACCAGCCGTTCACGTTCGACGTCGTTCATTTCTTCAAAACGCATCGTTGCGTGACGCTGTTTTAACTGCGCATGGAAGCAAACCGTTAACCGTTCGCGCTCCATCATCTGATTATAATAATCACATGTATCCTGCCAGCGAGGAACGGCAAGATGCTTACCAATTATCCGGCGCATAGCTGCTGGCTGTTTTTCAACGAGATTGAGCGTCATCACTGTCATTTCCAGACCCTCCGGCTTTTCAGAAAGGTCAGAGCCTTTTTTAACGGACTCTGTTTTTTGGTGCGGATAATGATTCCCTTACGCCCCTTACCGTGGGTGATGGTGAAGTCAATCGCCCTGGGGCTTTCGTTACGCAATAACTGAGCAATACAACGAGGCTCATTCATACGGTTCTCCTTAACGTGGTTCACCGAGACCTAACCACATCAACCAGCCGTCACGAATCTCTTTAGGACGGCTTTCATAAGCCAGTTTTAGTCCGTTATTCCATGCCGGAAGGTATACCCAATATTCACCAGCACGGCCCGATACTGACTGAGGGTCAGTAATCTCAATAACTGGTAATTTCCCTTTCTCAATCATGCCCCTTACAGCTCTTGGAGTTTTACCAAAGAGTTTTGCAAACTCCTGATAAGGCACAGCATCAGTCACGCTTACAAGCTGTCTATTCATCTGCTACGATTCTCCCTTAGTGCTTCTAATGGCTCCTAATGGCTAATTATTGCCTAAAAGGATAACTCCAGAAGCACAACATTTCACACTATCAGCAAGAAATTACGCAATCGGAGTAATTATGTCTATAGACGTTTCGGAGAAGTTGAAGCTAATCCGTGAATCTGAAAGGTTAAACCGTAAAGAATTCAGTGAATTAACTGGTGTAGCCTACAGCTCACTTTCGAGCTATGAGAGCCGGTCAAAAAACGCTGGAGTTGAAGCCATAATGAAGGTCTTACAACATCCCAGATTTACTAAATATACTTTGTGGTTCATGACTGATCAGGTAGCTCCAGAAGCCGGGCAAATTGCGCCCGCTCTCGCACACTTTGGGCAAAACGAAACAACGTCGCCCCACTCCGGTCAAAAGACTGGTTAACAATTTATCGTGAATATATTCATCACAAGTGCCTACTATTGGTGGCTAAATTTCAGCCACCACGAAAAAAGCGATTAGTAGTAGCAAAAAAAAGTACCACTCGGAGGGTTTTCTGATGGCAATCAAAAAACTCGATGATGGTCGATATGAAGTGGACATCCGCCCTACTGGACGTAACGGAAAACGCATCCGTAGGAAGTTTGATAAGAAAAGCGAAGCTGTCGCTTTCGAAAAATACACGTTGTACAACCACCACAATAAAGAATGGCTATCAAAACCAACAGACAAACGACGTCTGTCGGAACTGACACAGATCTGGTGGGATTTAAAGGGTAAACACGAAGAGCATGGGAAATCTAATCTTGGAAAAATTGAAATCTTCACAAAAATAACGAATGACCCATGCGCATTTCAAATCACGAAATCCCTTATCAGCCAGTACTGCGCCACCCGAAGAAGTCAGGGTATTAAACCTTCGAGTATCAATCGTGATTTAACATGTATTAGCGGCATGTTTACAGCCCTGATTGAAGCGGAGTTATTCTTTGGTGAGCACCCTATCAGAGGGACAAAGAGGCTTAAGGAGGAAAAACCAGAAACAGGCTATCTCACACAGGAAGAAATTGCCTTACTGCTTGCAGCACTTGACGGCGACAACAAAAAGATTGCGATTCTTTGCCTGAGTACAGGAGCACGTTGGGGAGAAGCAGCTCGTTTGAAAGCAGAAAATATCATCCATAACCGCGTCACGTTTGTTAAAACGAAAACAAACAAACCACGCACCGTCCCGATCTCAGAGGCTGTTGCCAAAATGATCGCGGATAACAAACGAGGTTTTTTATTCCCTGATGCTGATTACCCTCGCTTCAGACGAACAATGAAAGCAATAAAACCGGATTTGCCAACGGGGCAAGCCACACATGCACTAAGGCACAGCTTTGCCACTCATTTCATGATTAATGGAGGAAGTATTATCACGCTACAACGGATACTAGGTCACACGCGGATTGAGCAAACTATGGTTTACGCTCATTTTGCGCCAGAGTACCTTCAGGACGCCATTTCTCTTAATCCGCTAAGAGGTGGTACTGAAGCCGAGAGTGTCCACACAGTGTCCACAGTAGAGTAACGTTTAAGGGCTTTCAGTGGTAATTTATGCCGCTCAAACCCGCATTGTACCGTTGAAAGCCCCTACTGGTGACACCCTAAATCTCCCTTACACGGGCTTATTTTTTATGCATAAGCCCCCGTCTTCCATTGACCACATCGATAGAATCTCCCTTCATAGCACGATGCCTTTCACGTAACGGCATCGTGCTCGCACAGGTTCCGGCTACGCACAACCAGAACG